CTTCCCCATCGGCAAGCCGGACGGCGTGCTGTGCATCACCGAGGGGTACGCCACGGGCGCGAGCATCCATGAGGCCACGGGCTACGCCGTAGCGGTGGCCTTCAACGCCGGGAATCTGCTGCCGGTTGCAGTGGCGCTGCGAAAGAAATTTGCCGACCTGCGGCTTGTCGTGTGCGCCGACGATGATTATCGGACTGAGGGCAATCCCGGACTGACGAAAGCGACCGAGGCCGCGCGCGCTGTCGGTGGACTGCTGGCCGTGCCCGAATTCGGCGCCGACAGACCAGCGGACGCCACCGACTTCAACGACCTGGCGCAGTACGCCGGCCTGGAGGCCATAGCGCGTGCCATAGGGGCCGTTTTTGTCTCGGCGGAGGGTAAGGCTCAACCCAACCCAGAAAATACACCTGAGCGCTTCGTGCTGAGCCCGGAACGCCCCTACGACGCCGCCACCGCATGGGTTGCGGCGGAGTTCACGCAAGGCCCGTCGCGGGTTTTACATTTCTGGCAAGGAGATTTTCATCAGTTCGACGGCGCGTGTTTTCGCGAGCTGTCGCCTGCGGACCTTCGCGCATGTGTTTACGAGCTGCTCGCCGTTCGCTGTGTTGGTGCGGGTGGCAAACCGCTCGCGGTCAAGAAGCGCGTGGTCGACGACTTCATCGATGCGCTCAAAGCAGCCGCGAAGTTGTCCGATGCGATCACACCACCGGCATTCCTCGTCGGCAATGATGACCCGCGCGAGTTCATCGCGTGTCGCAACGGCCTGTTGCACGTGCCGACGCGAACACTACGCCCGGCGATGCCGTCCTTTTTCACGCGCAACGCGTTGGCGTTCGATTTCAACGCGAATGCGCCAGCACCGGCGGAATGGCTGCGCTTTCTCGAGTCCATCTGGGCGGACGATTTCCAGCAGTGGGATACCCTACAGGAATGGTTTGCATATTGCCTAACACTGGACACCCGACAACAAAAAATTTTCCTGATCGTCGGCCCTAAACGCAGCGGCAAAGGCACGATTGCACGTGTACTCACTGCGCTCGTGGGCGCCGCAAATACCGGCGCACCAACGCTGGCGAACCTCGGTGCATCGTTCGGCATGGAGGGGTTGATCGGCAAGCAGTTGGCGATTATTTCAGACGCTCGCCTGGGCCATAAGGCCGACGCGGCAAGCATCGCGGAGAACTTGCTCCGCATCAGCGGAGAGGACCACCTATCCGTGCCGCGAAAGTTTCAACCGGATTACACCGCGCAACTGCCTGTCCGCTTCATGCTGATGACCAATGAACTACCAACCCTCGCCGACGCATCCGGCGCTCTCGCGTCGCGGTTCGTGATCCTCGCAATGAGCGAAAGTTTTTATGGGCGCGAAGACCAAACCTTGTTCGACCGACTGTGGGGTGAGCTTCCGGGGATCCTTAACTGGGCGCTTGATGGCCTGGATCGTCTCCGAGAGCGTGGGCATTTCGATCAGCCACATGCCGCTCTGCACCTTGTCGAACAGCTTGACGCACTCGGGTCGCCCGTGAAGGCGTTCGTCGTAGATTGTTGCGAAGTAGGCCCCACCAAATGGGTCGCCGCATCGGCCCTTTTTGAAGCGTGGCAAGCGTGGTGCCAGCGCGAGAACCGCGACCACGTGGGCACGGTGCAGAGTTTCGGCAGGCAACTGGGCGCAGCGGCGCCACATGTACGAGTAACACAGCCGTCGAAGGACGTAAGCGCAGGCCGGCAGCGCCGGTATGTGGGGATCGGACTTCGTTTTTGACTTCTCAAGGAGAAAAGCATGACCACCGTAACGCTGCAAACACCCGCAGGGACCACCATCCCGACCGATGTCGTCTTGGGGGACGGTTCGATAGTCAGGCCGGACAGCTCCGGGCACATCACCGTTGATAGTCGATCGCTGCCCGCGCTGCTCGCGAACGGCTGGCAGCTCGTCGTCAGCGCTGCTGAGACCGAAGCGATCATCGCCGCCGGCGGGGCGATGCCGTGAGCGGCTTGAACATCCTCGCCAGCGGCGAGTTGACGAACGACCCACAGTCGCGCAAGGCCGCGAGTGGGAAGGCGTACACCATCGCGAGTCTGCGCGTGCGCACCGAGGGCGAATCCATGCTCGTGTCGATCATCTGCTTCGACAGTGAAGCACAGACCCTGCTCGGCTCAATGCACCGGGGCGACCCAGCGTGTGTTACCGGGCGCGGCAAACTCAGCAGTTGGATGGGCCGGGATGGTGTCGAGCACCACGGACTCAGTTGCGTCGCCGAGCGCGTGATGGCGATGCACTGGCACAAGCGCGGGCGCAAGGAACGGGCCCACGCCACAGAACAGGATTTTCCGGATGACCCACTATGAGCAAAGGTAAGGTCAGCTTGGCCCAACTGTTGAAGGTCACGCCACCGGCACCACCGGTGCCGCGGGTGCTGTCGCGATTGCTCACGGGGCTGGACGGCGTGAACGAACCGCTGCGCAAGCTCGACGAAGGGCCGCTCGCGAAGCGTGATCCGCTCGGCCCGCAGCGCGAGGAGTTGCGCAAGCGGGCCGCGGAGTTGGATGAATTGCGCAAGAGCATGGCAGACATCGAGCGGCGTATTGCCGTACAGGAAGAGCGGCTGGGCGTGCGCGACATCCGGCCGCACGTGGCGCCGCAAGGCCCGCAGCCGAATCGCAACGGGAATCACCATCAACCACCACCGCTGTTTAACCGGCGCGACAGGCGCTAATCACCGAAGGGGACACCATGAGTACCAGCAATGTGATGAAACTCGAACACCCGGAGCGCTCGCAGCGCGTGCAGGAACTCGCCGAGGCCAAGCGGCGGCTTGAGGACCGGACGCAGCGGTACGATGCAATCAACGCGAAGGCGCAGCAGATCCGCGACCGCATCGCGAAGGCGAAAGGAGCCGCGGCTCGCGCGGAAGAGGCGAAGCAGGCTTACGCCGATGCGATCACGGCGGAAATCGACGGCAAAATCCACGCCAACGATTTGAAGGAGGCGGAGCGTGTCTTCACCGTGGCCATGGGCGAGGCGGTCCGGCAGGCAAGCGAAGTGGCAGCGCTTGAGACTGCGCTCGCCAAGCTCGACGGCGATCTGCTGGTGGAGATCAAGGCAATACTGCCGCTGGCGGAATCGGTGCAGGCGGCGAGCTACGCCGTGGGTGTAGAAGACGTCGAGGCTCGCATGGAGGAGTATTTCGCAGCCTTGGAAGAAGCCGCACACCGCTTCGCGCAACTCTGCGCCGCTGCGAAATTGGCGACGCCGCTATCCAACATCGAGGCAGGGAGGCCGCGGCTGCTGTTCGACGACCAGGGCTTTGCGACCTGGCGGTTTGAGACGCCATTTTTGCTTAGACTGAAGTCAATGGAGGAGCATCTCTGTCCGGTCGTTTCGCGCAATCACGTGTCGCGGGAATTGCCATCGGCGTGGGAACGCTTCAAGGAATTAGGCATTGATGTGCCCGAGCCCGCAGTGGCGCCGGACGCCGTGCGGCCCTGGCCGCCGCTGCCGGGGAGTGGACTGCGATGAGCGACAACATCGAAAGCGAAATCCTCGTCAAGATCGCGGCACAAACTTCCGAACTGCAAGCCGGGCTTGCGCGCGCCGTAGCGCAGGTTGAAGCGGCGACTGCCCAAATGGGCGCAGCGGCGGCAGGCGCAGCAGCCGAGAACAAGGCAGCGGCAAATCAGATCGTCGAATCGAACCAGAAAACAGCCTTCAGCTTTGCGGCTCTGGCGGCGCAGGTAAAAGCCTCGTTCGCGGCAGTTTCTGCGGCGAGCGTGGAAGGAAAGACGGCGCTGCTCGGTGCTGCACAGGCGGCAAAAAGTGGCGCCGCCGAGCTTCAGGCAGCGACAGGCGCCGGGCTCGCCGGTTCCATTGGTGCCCTATCTGCGGCCGCCGGGCCGATCGGGTTCATTGCGGTGGCCGCCGCTGCCACCATCGGCACGCTCAAGCACGCCGCAACCAGCGTCATGGAGTACACCGGCGAGATCGTCAAGCTCGCCAAGTACACCGGCACGTCCACCGAAGCGGCGAGCGACTTCGCGGTGGCGCTCAAACTGGTGGGAATCTCCACCGACGACTACCTCGGTATGGCGCAGCGCCTGGTCAGGCAGCTGAAGAACAACGAAGAGGGCCTGAACGCAATGGGCCTGAAGACGCGCGATGCGTCAGGCCACATGCGCCCGCTGAACGATCTGATGCGGGACGCGGTGGCCGTCATGGGCACATACAGGGAGGGCGCCGACCGCGACGCCGCAGCGATGGAATTCTTCGGCCGCAATGCGGCAGAGGCCGGGAAGCTGGCGAAGCTGACGAACGAGGTGCTGGAGAAAGGCTCCGAACTGGCGGGGCAATACGGCCTGCGCGTAACGCCTGAGCAGATCGCCGACATGAAGAAGTACAAGGAGCAGGTCAACGAGCTGAGCGTTGCCTGGGAAGGCTTCAGCCACAAGCTTGGGGAAGGCGCGGTACCTGCAATCCTGAGAGTCGTCAAGGCGCTGAATGCGCTGATGGACCTCATCAACAAGATGCCGAAGTGGGCGGTGCCAGAGCCGCAGGTTCAAGACTCGCACCTTTTGAAAACGGCCGCCGAACTGAGCGGCGGACTGCTCGCCCAGCGGGCCGCCAAGGAAGCGAGGGCGGTAGCCGGCGCTGACGAGTTCGGCGCTGGCCTGCCGTCGCAGGCGGAAGCGGTGAAGGCCGGCGTCACTGAAGGTGAAGGCAAAGCCTACGAAGGCGACCCGAAAAAGATACATGCCGCAGAACTCGCCGCCAAAAAAGCCGCCCTCGAAAACGACTACGCGCTGACCAAAGCCAACGCCGACGCCGAGGCCGCGCTGATCAAAGCGCTGTATGCGGACGGCCTGCTTTCGGTACGCGAGTTCTACCTGAAGAAGCAGGCACTCGATCAGGCCGCGACAGACGCACGCATTCAACTGCTGCGCGAGGAAGGCAAGGAACTACGGGATCTGGCGGCGGAACAGAGCGCGAGAGGCGATGAAGCCGGCCAGATCGAAACGTTATCGAAGATCGAGAAAATCACCACCCAGATCACCACCGAGGAAATCAAGCGCGGCGAAGTGATCCGCGCCAATGCCGAGGCCGAAGCGGCGGCGGCGAGCAAGGAGTACGAAGCGCTGCTGAAGGAACACGAAGGGCTGCGCGGCTCGGTGGAACTGGCGTCGAAGGTCGGCGACGTGTACGCCAACCTGATCGAGCGGCAGGGCTTCCTGTCGGCAGCGATCCGCACCCGTGCAGGCATCGAGGCGGCGAGCGAGGAAGCCGCGGCAGCCATCACCCAGGCGCGCACCAGCGTCAAGATGAGCGCGATCGATATGCTGCGCGCGGGCGAGATCAAGGCCGCGAAGGATGCGGCCGAGGCCACCATCGCAGCCGGCGGCGACCGCAAGAAAACCGAGCAGACGCTTGCCGACACGCTGCTGGGCATCGACCGGCAGACCACCGAGAAGCGCAAGGCGGTGTGGACCAGCCTTTACTCCGACCTCAAGGCACAGGCCGAGAAGGCGCTCACCGAGTACGAGAAGCAGGCCGCGAAGGTCATCGACCTCGACAAGAAGATCGCGGAGAACAAAACCGGCAAGACTGCTGCGCTCGCTGCGATCGGCGCTGGCACCGGCACACCCGGCGAGCAGTACGACAAGCTGGGCAGCGCGTTCGCCGATCTGAGCGACCAGGCGAGTCTCGCCAAAGCGACCGGCAACGACGAGCGGCTGCTGCAAGTTGCCGCGGAGCAGAAGCGCATCGCGCAGGAAATGCTCGCCCTGAAGGGCGACGGGCTGGATCAGACTTCGCAGGAATGGAAGGCGCGGCAGCAGATCACCGAAGCCTACGACAACGAGAAGCGGGCGCTGGAGTCGCAGCGCAATGCGGCGGCTGGCGCGGCCACGGACGAGAAGGCGAAGTACGAAAGCCTGTCCGCGCAGCTTACCGACGTCGAGACGAAGCTCAAGGCATTGAACGACGCCGGGCTCGTCAAGGCGCGCGTGGAACTGGATACCGCGAGCCTCGCGGCGGCCGTGGGGCAGATCAAGGCGGCGTTCGGGAATATCACCGCGACGGTGGGGGTGGCTGGGGGCGGTGCACTGCCGGCAGCCGGTTCTGCGTTGGCAGGGCCTGCTGCCGCGATGGCAGAGGCCGGCGTCCCGGTGGCGCAGACCGGCGCGGCAGCGACCGGCGGCAGCCTGAGCGCGCTATTCGGCGGCGGCGCGCAGCCGGAAGTCACTGTGGCCGGGGCGCCGGGCGTCACCAGGACGACAACCGAATCCGGCGGGACCAGTTACTCCAGCGGCGCGCTGGACTTCTACGGCGGCAGCAAGTTCGGGCTATCGGCGGATCAGGCGGCAAGCATGATCGGCGGCCTCCCCAAGTACGCGATGGGCAGCGACTACGTGCCGCGCACCGGCCTGGCGATGCTGCACCAGGGCGAGAAGATCGTACCGGCCGCGCAGAATCGCCAGATGCGGGCGATGGTGCTCAACTTCCCCGGCATGGGCACGTTCCACCTGCAGGGCGACGAGCATACCGCCATGCGGATGCAGAACGTGGTGCGGCGGGAGAGCATGAAGTGGAGGAAGGGGTAAGTCATGCCTGATCGCCGCTTGTCTGATGCGCTCTCTGACGCTGTCCGTTCACGCTCATTGTCCGGGCCGTCGGCCGGCAGGGCCGGGCCGCTGGACCCGGTGCCGGCGCCGCCAGCTATCGGCGCGAGCCTGGGCATCGGGCGTGAGTCGCCGGCCAAGGCAGGCATTGCGTCGCCACTCACGGAGACGAAGTTCTCGGACCGGAAATATCACGAGACGACCGACACCGATCCGCCGAGCGATCCGGAGGTCGTCTACAGCAGCGACGGCATATTTTCCATTCAGCTCAAGCGGCTGAAGACGTTGACGATGACGGATGCCAACGGTCGCCCGGTGCAGTTCGTCTACAAGAAGCCCAAGCCGCCGGAGACGCCGTAGGCGCAATCCATCAACCCACCTGAAGGAGACTCACCATGACAACAGTTCGCGTATTACCTCCCGGCGTCGGCCGGCATGTGCTGGAAGACGTGCACGGCAGACGCTACGACGTAGCGCCTGGCAACTTCGTCGATGCGCCCGTGCAGGATGCCAACTTCATGGGCGCGAATGGCTGGATCACGCCACGCTGGAATTGTGGGACGACAGCAGAGCGGCCAACCGCTGCAGCAGGCGTTGCAGGCGTCGGCCTGTACTTCCTCGACACGACGCTCGAAAAGGTGATCGTCTTCGACGGCGCGACGTGGCGTGATCCGGCGACGGGCTCGGCTGTGTAAGTCTCAAGGCGCGCATTGATATCATTTTCCGCATGTATAAGTAATCACAAAGGTGCGCTATGAACCGACCCAAGTGGACCCTCCGCACGAAGGAGAAGTTTCTTGAGGTGCTGCGCGAGCGGGCGAACGTCACGGATGCCTGCAAGGCCATGGGGCTTGCCCGGAGTGGCGCCTACGACCGCCGACAGTCCGACCCTAAATTTGCCAGGGAATGGGATACCGCAGCGGCTGAGGCGGCTGACAAGCTGGAGGCCGAAGCCTGGCGGCGGGCGACTGAGGGATGGGATGAACCGGTGTTCTATCAGGGCGTGGAAGTAGGGACGATCCGCAAATACTCGGATCGCATGCTCGAACTGCTGCTCACTGGTGCCAAGCCGGAGAAGTATGGAAAGCAGCGGCACGAGATCACCACCAAGAGCACCGGGCAACTGCACATCTACAACGTGGCCCAAATGACCGACGCGGAGCTGGATGCAATCATCGGAACTGACGTGTACATTCCAGACAACGGGCGACGGTTGGAAGACGATCCGCCGAAACTGCGGGCGGTATAAGAAGGGGAAACCAGACAAACTGGACGGATCGCGCGCGCGAAAATCGATGTGGGTGCCAAGGGTTTGCTGGTGGGGGCAAAAAATTGGAAAAGCAAAAAAAGGTCGCCGCGAGGGCCGAGC